GTTTCATGAAGTGTTCTAGACTAGAACCTTCGTATCTACGACAAAGATAGTCTAGGCTTACAAACATTGGGTCATAAGAACCGTCTTTAACCTGATGCTTGACAACAATGCCACGCCAGTGGGCATTTCCTTGGGGTCCTTTATAATCTTCATCGTGAAGGTAACATGCACCGGCTACAAGACCATGTTGACTCTTACCTGCAACAAACCTAAGTCCGTACATAAGTGTCTGCTGGTGACCCATTGAAAAAGAGTGACCAATTGTCTTAAGACGGGTTTCAATATTTTGTCCACCATAAGGTTTACCGGTCATTGGATTGTAGAAAAAGTGTGAGTAGTAAACTCCATCTAGGCAAATAGGTTGAGTGTAAGGACTAACCTTCCAACCACTTCTTTCATAGTCAAGTTTTTCAAGGCTTAGCATGCCTTCAAGTTGAGGATTAGCATTAACTGTCCTGTTAATTCTATCTTCATGGTTTCCTAGAGTAACATATCTCTCAGGATTCCAAATCTTTGCTTTATTCTTTCTACGACCAGTATTGTAGTCATAGAGTGGTTGGTTTAAAATTCTCCATGCTTCATTAGCAGCATCTAGGTCATCTTGATAACGGCGACCTTCCATCTTTTTCATGCCTTTGTCATACATAGACAAAGAAGGCATGTCAGCATGGTCTCCAATGTGGATAATTTTAATATTTTTATTGTGATATTCATCAACAATAAATTGACCAATCCAACTCAAGTGGTCTGTAGGCACATCAAGTTTTGCTTGAGTGTCTGGAATCATAATGTGTGTTACAGGTAAGTCTAGTACATCTGAAATTAGTTCGGTCACTTCAGCCCCTGTTAGTTATTGTCTGACCCATCATCATCACCCGTACTGGTATCTGGTACCTCTACATTATTTTCAGAGTCAGATGTTTTCTTTTTTTCCTGTTGCATCTCTTCAATATAATTATCTGCGACTGCATTTTTTAAATTCTTTGGTGCTTGAGAATACCTAATCATATTAGTGCCTTTCTAGGTGTCTTTCAACTTTCTTGTCAAGATTTTCTTTAAGAAATTTTATTGCTTTTTCTTTAAACTTAGGAAGAGGGCCTTGCCAAGTGACAGCATTATTTCCAGAGGTCATTACTTGACCTGTGTACCTTCCTTCATTACCTATTAGCAAAGATTCAAAGGATAGTTCACATTTTTCACAGAGCCATATTTCAATAGTTTCAAATGGTAACTCTACTTCAAGGTCACCATCATAATTACGATTGATGGAAACCCCTTCTGGTAATTCTTGTGTCATATATATATTATTCGTTATTAAAGGCCGACATACCTAGGTGTTGTAAGTAGTCTTCCACTTCCTGGCCATTTATTTGTGCAATAGTATGTAGTGTAGAAAGTAAAACTCCAGTTAATGCACTGAAAAGTTCTACTGGATTACTTTCTAATACCATTGCATATGCTGTATCTTCTTGTCCACTAAGAATTGCAGTTAAGATGGCAACAACCCGACTGATGTTCTCTGCAGTAGGGTCCATTTACTTTTCTCCAAGTGAAGCCTTTAAGAACCAATTCCATTTTTGGTGTTGGTCAATCCGTTCAGCAATAAAATTGGCAACGCCTTGCTCATTACTGTTATTGGCAATTATAAACGCTTTTTTAATATTGTCAATGTATTGAGTGTTCATTTCTAAAAACTTTTTAGAAAGCTCAATCGGATCTTCACTTATTAATCCTACTTGTTCAATTGATGAACTACTAGCAAGTTCACTCATCATAAATGGAGCGACACCACCTAGTTTTACTATATTTTCTGCGATTGGGTCAATGTGTTCGTAAATATCATCTACTATTTCATCGAAGAACTTGTGATACTCATAAAAATCTGAACCTTTAAGATTCCAGTGAAAACCGTGGATGGTGTGGTAAAGGACATAGGCTTCAGCCAAAGTTTTCTTTAGAGACTCAATAAGTTCATTTTTTGATTCTGTTTTTACAGGTTCTTTTTCAGGTTCCTGTTCAGCAAGGATACGAAATCCATTCCAATCAGACATACTAGAACCAGTTAACTGTATTCCCGAATGAGTCATCAATTGAGTGCTCAGTCAACTTGCTAGCAACACGGAGTTTCTTCTCTGTTGTTGCCTTCTTTGTGTCTAAGTTTTCCTTCTTTGCACGGCGGCAAATTTCTACATTAGAAATAAAATTGTCAATGATAGTTGCACGCTTTTCCATGTCAAGAATTGGAAGTGTCTTCCTCTCAACGTAGAAAGCAGCAGCCTCACGAGTACTAATCTGGTCTTGTAGCAATGCGTTATTCTGGTCTTCAAGCCAAACTTCAGCACCTGCAGTTACAAAGTTAATCCAATCAGCATCTTTGAACTCATTCTCAACTTCAGAAGCGGTGCGGTAAAGGAGACTTCCATCATCTTCACCCAATGAAAGTGTTCCAGCTGGATTAACACGGTATGTACTTGCAACAGTTCCTCCTGGGAGGCTCTGAAGGTACTCTTCGTGGTCGTAATCAACCCATTCACTTGCCAACTTTTCAAGTTGACTCTTTTCTTCATCAAGTTCAGTGATGTAAGTAGCAAGACGAGTAAGCTCAAGTTCTGGAACGTTTGGGTTGCTTGCTGCTACCCTCATGTCATCCAAAACATTCTGCAATCTGTCTAGGCGGTTGAAGATACTTTCGTTAGTACCATTAAACCACTGTGAGTCAGCAGTTGTTACATTTGCTGTTCTGATAATTTCGTTATAATCCATTTTATTTCCTATGTCCCTTTACTGAGATTAATTACAAGGAGAACCAAATTCATGGTCTCCTCCACAACTTGTACAATACGCTCTACCCAAGTGGTCTAGTTCATCTTTTTGGATGCCCATAGTTGGGTGAAAAAATTTAGATGACATTGGTGTGATTCCTGAACCAATGTCCATGTTACTACCTACCTCAACTTCATCCTCGGTTTGCACGGTGCTACCAGGAATAATTCTTTGTAATACATCTGAGGCTACTTTAGGTTCATCTTCTTCTGTGTAATCTATGCCTTCAACAATTTTACTAGGTGCTTCTGTAAAGAATGGTATTGCTTCAACAATCTTTGAGCTTTGCATCCTTCTTTGTTCCATATAAGCAGATTGTCCGGCTCTTTGCTTTGCCTTCTTTTCTGCTACTTCATCACCCGGGTCATAAGTATAGCATTTTGCACTTGCACCTGGTCCTTTATAACCTGGAAGGCCATCACGACTACAAGCTTCAGGTTCACTACCAGCAAACTTAAAATCAAGTGTAGCACTAGCTAAAATACTTCTGCAACTAGTGCACCAAGTTTCTTCACCAACACTAGAAATTCTAGTTATAGTAGTACCTTCACAAAGTGGGCAAGTATTCATTAATCCTCGAAGAAGTTCTCAATAACATCGGTTGGGAAAGGTAACTTTGAAGAAAGAACACCTATAGGCAAATTTTGATGTGTATCTGTAAAGTTACCTGGACCCTTAGGATTAAATGTAGGTTTTGGAGTTTCTCCTTGAGGCACAATTGATTCATGCATTGCATGATAATTAGTGTGGCCAAGTTGGTCACAAAGTTTACAAGTATTATTGTTTACTTCTTCTAATTCATGATGCATTGGAGACATTAAAGCCATATTCATAATCATATTTTGCTTTTGTTGCTTTTTTACTTCTTCTGATTGTTCTAAGGCATGGGCAAAATCAAGAGGACCGGCTTCTTTTAAACTATCATTAGAGGCATGTGTTGCAAAACTGTGACCGTCGGTTAGTTCAAGTGGGCCTCGGTCAGCTTCACCTTGAGTCATACGAGGATTGTTATTACTGTTTGGCTTAATGTCGTAAAGACTTTGTGGTGCAGATTTTTGAGGACCTTCATGGTAATGCTTGAACTGGTCATAACCGTGAAAATAATCATCTGAAAGTTCAGCAAGATCTTCATCCATTGGTTTACCGGCTTTTGCATCTTCGTAACCACGGTAGTAAAGAGTAGAATCACTCGCACTCTTTTCAAAAGCAGAAAGGTAGTCATCAGTTGATGCAAGACGAGTTTCTTCATCTGTGGTCTTAATCATTTTACCACGAATAACATCACCCTCATCAGCATCTTCAGGAAGTTTAGATGCTACCATAACACCATCAGCATTCTTCATTTCTTCTTCTTCTCTTGCATCATGGCATTCAGGAGCACCACAGTGAGCAGACTTAATGTGTGCTTCACTTTCAGGAATGTAGTAGTTTTCACATGATGCACACTTGACCTCACCATTTTCAATTACATATGCAATTGCATTGAATGAACTCATAACTGCACCATCCATAGGTGCTTCTC